GTTAATATTAGGATACTTTGTAAGAAAAGTCCTTTTCCTAAACTTTCCTTTCGAAGTATAAGTAAAAGTTCTAATATAAGCGGATAAAAACTTGATATAATCGTCCAGATGCATACGACGAGACTTATTGACTGAACTAGAAACCTTACCAAAGACTGTAGGGTAAGGCACTGATTCACGTAAGGCATTAATGGGAAAAGGTGTTATATCAAAACCGTTAAGAAAATACGTCTTAGTAAATTCTACAAAACCTTTTGTAGATTCAACTGTCTTCTTCTTTGAGATAAGTACTTTATGTAATTCCATATAATGAAAATACATTCTAGACACTGAATCGTCGAATATTGTTATATCATCTCCAACCATTATATAAAACTTATCAGAATTCTCTAAATAGTCACGGAAGTTCTTGACTAAATAAAGTTCTCTAAGTATACTATAAAGAATTGAATGATGCATCAATGAGAACAATTGCCAACTACAAAGTAATCCCATAGGGAGACCATTAGTATAAACAATTTTATTAATAGAGATTGAGGGTATGATATTACCAACATCACGATAAATACCATTTAACTGCTGTAGATAAGAACGCATTGGAAAAGAATCGGTAGCAGATGTTAAATCTGCTGATGAGAAATAAGTTCTGTCCTTAAAATAAGACTTACATTTTGTATGACCTAATGAAAGATCAGAACTAATCCTCTCTAATGCCTTCTTAAAGATTTCATTATATGGTTTTAAATCATGTTGGATTTCATATGAACCTATAGAAATGATACGTTTCTTATAACCTTTATCAGGTATAGCGAAAGTACGGAACACTCTGTTCTTATTCATAGGCGCACCTGAGATAAGTGTAGGGTCCTGAACAGGAGGTACTTCATTAAGAATCTTACCTTTAGGGTTATAATGTTCATATTTAAGTTTCATATCTGGGCAGATTTTCATAAAAAATTCCTTTTGATAATCTGTTAATGTGTAATCTGTAAATGCACCTGAAATAAATCTAAGATCTTCTGGCTTAATTGAACTAGAGTAGTTAATGGTTTCTCTGTAAACTGAAAGCATACTATAAATAATCCTTATCATCTCTGGTGAGAAGATAGTTTGATTACTTTTAGTACTATCTATCAAAGGAATAAGCAATTTGAATTCCTTTGGTAAGAGAAAACCTTCATTACCGATACTAACAGTCCCTATTCTCATAGTTTTATTAATAGTAGTTGAATCTAATTTTAATTCTGGTGAGGATGAAAGAAATGAAGTGAAGAGAAGATTGTAATTAGAAAAGAATGAGTTAAACTCCTTAATACCTCTTGTGTTTAATACTCTAATCATCTTAGAAGATAAAATCTTAAGAAAATAAGACATACGCTTATCAAGTGTAATAAGGAAGTATAATCTCAATCTTATTGAATTAACAAGTCTTTGCTTCTCAGTCAAATCTAACTTATGCTTTTGTGGACGTTTCAGTACCAGCAAATGTGGATAATGAAGATTATTATTATTGATATAATACAGCTAATAAAGAAAATTGACCAATAATATGGTGGCCAATCAATGGTAATGGTAAAAGGGGTAATCGTTTTAGTTCTTCAATAGACTTATCCTTTAGATGATCTTTAACACTATTTACAAGGACTTCAGTGAATTCCTTGTAGATAAGCTTATCTTGAAATATTAACTTACTATGTATATTAAAACCACTCTCTGTTACAACAATTGGAAAATTAGTAGTATTAAGAGAATGGATCAGATCTCTAGATAAATTAATGGTATTCAGGATAACAGAATCACCCTTTTGCAATAAGTAAATACTCTTATGATTGAATAGAACAACTACCTGATTGTTAGCTACAGAACTTAAACTATCGAG